TAGTAGTAGTTTTATATTGGGACAAGTTAGTCCAAGTATAGAGCCATTAAATAGTAACTACTTTGTTAAGAATTTAGCAAAAGGTAAGTTTACATATAAGAATCCTTACTTAAAAGAAACACTTAAAAAGTATAATAAAAATGATGAAACAATCTGGAAAAGTATTTTAGTTAAGGGCGGATCTGTTCAGCATCTAAAATTCTTATCAGATAATGAAAAAGAAGTATTTAAAACATTTGGGGAAATTAGTCAGAAAGAAATTATTATTCAAGCCTCTCAAAGACAAAAATATATAGATCAATCTCAGTCTTTAAACCTCATGATTGGACCAGACATACCACCGAAACAGGTTAGTGACCTTCTTATAGAAGGATGGAGACTAGGAATTAAAACCTTTTATTATCAGCGTAGCGCTAATCCCGCACAAGAACTTGCTCGCAATATTCTAGCTTGTACAAATTGTGAATCTTAATTTTAATATAAAGGATAATCATTTATGGGAAATGTATTTGACGATCAAATAAAATTTATGGTTGCTTGTGATCAAACTGTTTGTGAGTGGAATCCTAGTCAACTAAACATGTATTGTACTCTTATTAAAGAAGAAGTTCAAGAATTACAAGAAGCTCTGGATAATAACGATAGGGTAGAAATACTAGACGCTTTGATAGATATAATTGTTGTTGCGGCTGGGGCTGTTAATAGTACGGGAAGTAATGGTCAAGGAGCATGGGATGAAGTTATGAAAACAAACTTTGCTAAGATAGATTCATTAACAGGCAAAGTCAAGAAAAGGGATGATGGTAAAGTTCTTAAACCAGAAGGATGGCAATCTCCGGATCTAAAGCAGTTTGTAATATAGGTATTATGGTGTATATTAATACATTGATAAAAATATTTACCTTATTATAAAGGGCATACCTTGAGAAAGAAAAAAAATGTTAATACTAGAAAAGAAAAAATTATTGATCTGGTTAATATGCCCATTAATAATGATAACTTAAAACCCTCCTATAAAAATAGATTAAAGCCTAGAAGCGAAAACCAAAAGGAATATATTAGAACTATAGCTGAAAATACTATTACTTTTTGTCATGGTGTGGCGGGTAGTGGTAAAAGTCATATCGCTATAGGAATGGCGTTAGAGTATCTATTAGAAGGCAAAGTTAAAAAAATTGTAATAACAAGACCAGTAGTAGAATCGGGAGAAAAAATAGGATATTTACCGGGATCAGCTGAAGAAAAATTACATCCTTACTTACTACCTTTATTAGATGAGATTAATCATTTTATATCGATAGCAGAATATACAGCATTAAAAAATAATAATAAAATCGAAGTTGTACCACTTGGATTAATGAGAGGTCGTAATTTTCATGATTGTTTTATTGTAGCTGATGAGTGCCAAAATTCTTCATATGAACAACTTAAAATGTTGCTTACCAGAATAGGACAAAATAGTAAGATGGTATTAACTGGAGATGTTTCTCAATCAGATTTAGCAAAACATTTACAGGGTGGGTTTCATGAAATGATCAAAAATTTATTGGATGTAGAAGGTATAGGCATATCAACATTAACAGAAACTGATATAGTAAGAAATCCTATTATAGCAAAAATTCTAGCTAAATTAGATAATTATGAACAAGGTAAAAAATAGTACTTGTCTACTACTAAATGCTGATTTTACACCATTAAAAATTATTAGCTGGCAAAAGGCTATAACATGGTCATTCAAATTTAATGCAGACCATTCGTATGCGATAGAAATAATTAAATATTATACAGATAAGTATATACAAGGAGCTAATGATAAAAAATATCCAGTACCTTCTGTTGCCAAAACAGTAAGATATTTTAATGTATATAATCGTACCTTAAAATTCTCTAGAAAAAATTTATTTTTGAGAGATAATTATACTTGTCAATATTGCGGTAATAAATTATCAGAGCAAAACTTAACATATGATCATATCATACCAAAATCTAGATGTACTAATAGATTATTGTCAACAAATTGGAATAATGTTGTAGCATCATGCTATAGTTGCAATAAGAAAAAAAGAGATAGAACGCCAGAAGAAGCAAATATGTTTCTATTAAAAGAGCCCAAAATACCACCATATCATCCAAAATACTTGCCACTCTACTCGAAACTAGCTATTATAGAATACGTTCCAGATTGGCAAGAATATGTATCCAAGGAATATTTTAATGAAATTTAATATAGAAGATTTTCATAATGAAACTATTAAAAAAGATATTCGTGAAGATCAATACTATACTCTAATAGATAATAAAGACTTTTTAGATGAAAAAGATAATCCGAGAAAAACAGAATTATCAGATGCGGTATATGCAAAAGCTATAGTAAATAAAAAATCTAAACATATAGTAGATAGTAAACTGTATTATAGTTACTATATATTAGTTAACAGTAAAAATGAAATATATAATCCTATCCAATTACATTCATCTATCAAATCCAAGTCAGACTTTATAGATAAAGTTTGTAAAACAGAAGTATTTTTTAAGGAGGTAGATAAATCTATTTTTGATATGTATATTAGTTTTCTTAGAACTAAGAATCTAAGATTACTAAAAAATATTAACAGGAGCTTAGAATAATTTGCCAACGTACTCTTATTACTGTTCTAAATGTAACCATACATTTGAATTATTTTTTACTATTAACTCCTACAATGGTAAACCACAAAAGTGTTCTGTATGCAATTCTTTATGTGATAGAAATTATTTGAATGATATTTCTTCATTAACTTCTTCTATTAGGAAAGGTGATTCTGAACTAAGAACTATAGGAGATCTAGCTAATAGAAACAGAGACAAAATGAGCAATGATCATAAACAAGAACTACAAACTAAACACAATTCATATAAAGAATCTCCTAGTAATAAAGAATTACCAAAAGGCATGAGTAGGATCAAGAAACCAAATAAACCATTATGGCCCAAATAGTAAAAAAAGAAACACTATATACGACACCATCTTATGGTGAATACTTTGATGACAATGGGTATGCGTTAACAAAAGAAAATACCAAGAACACCTATGCAAAAACAGTTGATTCGAATGGACTTGTATCGTATTACATACTACTAGCAGACAAAAATAATGTATATAATCCTTATAGCATATATACTAACAATAGTACCAATAAATTTCTTTTTAGCATACAAGATCGCTGTTTTAAGAAAGTATCTAAGTCAATATTTGATATGTATGTCAAATTTTTAAATTCACAAAATCTAGCATTATTATATAATGTACAAAGAAAGGTTCTTATATGAGAAAAAATCTTGCTCAAGAGTATGCTGTTTTATGGTTGTATTCTCAAAATAAAAAAGCTCCAGATATTGCCGAAGAATTAGCAATAACCCTAGATAAGGTAGAGTCTATCATTAGAGTTAATTCGGAGCCTCAGCAGGCTAAAAAAATTAGTAAATCAAAATCTTTAATGATATCACAAACATCAGCAAAGAAAAATAAGAGCGTAGCGATAATGACTCCAGAAGCATCCGCACTAAATGATGAGCTTAAAAAGAAGTTTTTAGGTCGTAATAAGAATACACAAACATTTATTTTTAAACCAAATGACCAATGAAAATTCGTATCCGTCTAAATATTCAAACGGAAAAAATGTTTCAGCAGCACAGTTTATAACAGAGATTATTTGTGAAAATAAGGCTATTACAGAAAGAAAGGATTTGCATTATAAGTTTTGGACCAATAAAGAATGGTCTAAATTTTATAGAAACCAAATAGGTACAGCACACAAATTGCTTAAAAAATATAGCCCAAGCGCTATAATAAAAGCATTGAAAAATACTAAAGCTCGTAATATTTATTCTTTGCGAGCGCCTCATCTTATACCTATCATAGAACAGGAACAGAGTCTGTTGGACTCCAAAGATGCTACACAAAAGGATTATAGTGATAGTAGACAGGTTCAAAATATCAAATTTCGTCAAAATACTCAGTCTAAAAACATTATTTCAAAATTAAGAGAGATAGATAATGGCACTTAAAGAAGATGTTAAGAAGAATTTTGGTTCAGAAGTTATACAAAGCGCTGCTGCGCTCATAGATAGAGAATCGATAGTTATACCATTAAGTCCCTCATTAGATATGATTTTATCTGGTGGTGTGCCGGAAGGTAGCTTTGTAGTACTAACTGGTCAGCCCAAGTGCGGCAAAACCACCACATCACTAGATTTTGCTGCCACAGCCCAAAAGGAAATATATCAAGGGAATCTAAAAAAACCTAGACATGTGTACTATCTAAACATAGAAGGTAGATTAAAAAAGAGAGACCTAGAGGGCATTAATGGTTTAGATCTTGATCGTTTTGATATAATAGGGTCTCAAGAAGGTAAAATATTAAATGCTGAAGAATATCTGCAAATCGGAGAAAGAATTATTAACGAAGAACCGGGATGCATTCTAATCATAGACTCATATTCTGCCCTATGTACAGAAGCTGAGATTACATCCGAAATGAATAAAATGCAACGAGCAGATGGAGCAAAGCTATTAGCTAAGTTTTGTCGTAAAGTTGCTAATGTTATTCCAGTAAATAAAAATATTGTTATCGGAATCACTCATTTAATGGGTAATCCAACAGGATATGGGGCGGAATTTAAGGAAAAGAGTGGTCAAGCCATAGCTTATCAGACAGATATAAAACTTAGAGCAAAAAGTTTCAAGCCATGGACACTTGGTGCCGATAATACTCAAATAGGACAAGAGGTGGAATGGCAAGTAATTTGCTCTGCTCTTGGTCCTCCCGGTGGAGTTACTACATCGTATATCAGATACGGATCTGGTATAGATAAAGTGACAGAAATAATGATGTTAGCTATAGATATTGGTATTATTAATAAGGGTGGAGCATGGTATAGCTTTAATATTGATGGAGAAACACAAAAGTTCCAAGGCACAGAAAAACTGAGACAGTTTCTTGTTGACAACAGCGAAATTTATGATAAGATTCTCGAAGAGACCAAGACCACCATGGGTATTAAATGAATACCGTTGGACTAGATGGATCAGAACATAAATTAAGTTTTATCGGTTTAACATCCAAAAGTAGTTTAAATAATAAATCAAGTTGTCATTTAAACGCAAGAAATCTCTTAAAAAATATTTACCCTACTTTACAAATCATAGAAGAAGTACCTATCTATATTCGCAAATCAGAAATTCTGTATATCGATTTTTTCATACCATTAATTAGAAAATGTATAGAGGTACATGGTGAACAACATTATCAGTTTATTCCTTTCTATCATAGATCTCAGATAGATTTTTTAAAACAAAAGAAAAGAGATAGAGACAAGCAAGAGTGGTGTCATATCAATAATATTAGCTACATTGAATTACCATATAACAAAGAACCAGAATGGATAGAAATTATTAATCATGCATAAAACAAGTAAAGAAGAACTAGAGTATTGGGATAAGATTTTAGATGAATACGAATCTTCTCTTGGTATTCCACCGTCTCTTGCTAGCACAGACTCATCAGAAGAGCTTAATTCGTATCTTTCAATGAATAGAGATGCTATAGAAAAATTAACTCCGGAAGATTGTTTTCAGATAGCCTATAGACTTGGTCAGATGGCTTTTCATATACAAAGAAATCTTAATCGAGAAATAGCTCGCCATAATTGGGCAGAAGATAGTTTAAAGCTAGTAATTGCGGATGATATAAATAACTATAAAGGATATGGTTATATGGAAAAACTATACCAGGCTATTAAGAATAACGATAAAGCTAATAGTCTTCATAAGATACAAAAATATGCTAAACAACGAATCGATAGACTTTCTTATTTATCCAATAGTCTAAAAAATCTATCAGATATATTGCTTTCTATTCAAAAAAATAAGGTGAGAAATGTCAACCAATAATATAGAGAATATACTACAAAATCCTGAACAAATTAAACAAATGATTACCCTATTATCAAGTTTGCTAGAAACTATAAATCAAAATACAACAGTAGAGAATACCACAGAGAAAGTGGTCAGTACTAACGCTATCAAAAATAGTAAAAAACAAACTAAAGTGCGTAAAAACAAAAAAGCACCTGAAGATAATAAGTTTTTATCTATGCCAGAAGCTAATATGTTTAAGGAAGATCCGAATGTAGCAGAAAAGTTATACAGGCAATCTCCTATAGCAAGAACTCGTAAAAACCAAACTATAAAAGCCAAATGTAGAATTTGTGGTAAGGAAGAGGAGGTCAGAGCATCGTTGCTTTATGGTGGCCTAGAAAGATTTAAATGCAATAAGTGCTCAACGACTCCAGGTTAATCATAAATATGACATCCAAATATAAATTAGCTGATCCTTCTGCCGAGAGAGCAGTTCTTTCTGGTTTATGTAAATACGGAGAGAATGCTTATCTAGACATTAATGATATAATATCTAATGCTTCGTTTACTATCGACACCAATACATTGTTATATAACTGTATTCATCATATATATTCGAATGATAGTAATGCAGTAATAGACTTAGCATACATATACTCGGCCGCACAAGAACTTGGATGCAAAGAGGCTTTATCGTCAAAAGACGAAGCTATGCATATCAAGGCTATTTTAGATTTTCCTGTTGATCAAAGTAATATTAGAAAATTTGCTACCAAAATTAAAAAGCTAGAAATAGCTAGAAACATTAGTGACCAATTAGAAATAGCTCAAACAGAGCTACACGAAGTTACTGGCTCAGAATCTATTGCAGAAATTCTAAATATAGCCGAAGGTAAAGTTTTTGATCTTGGATTATTAATAGGAGATAATAAGTCTGAACCAGAAGCTATAGGAAAAAATATAGATGAATATATTCAAAACTTAGAAGATAATCCGGTAGATCAAGTTGGATTATCAACTGGATTTCCGATTTATGACAAAGCAATAGGGGGCGGTTTACGCAAAAGTACAGTTAATGTAATAGCAGCCAGACCCAAAACAGGAAAAACCCTGTTAGCAGACAATATGGGTTATTATCTTGCTAGTCACGGTATACCTGTTTTAAATATGGATACCGAAATGACCACAGAAGATCACATTAATCGCATTATTGGTATGATGACAGAGGTGGATCTCAATACTATCGAAACAGGTAAGTTCAGAGATTCATCAGATTTAAAAACCAAAATTTATGAGGCAAAAGCTAAACTAAAATCCATGAAACTATACTACAAGTCAATAGCTGGTAAACCATTTGATGAACAATTAGCTATTATGCGTAGATGGATAATAAAAGAAGTAGGACTTAATGATGACGGCACAGCCAAAGACTGTGTTATATTTTACGATTATCTAAAATTAATGGATAGCGTTGGTATATCTCAGGATATGAAAGAATATCAAGTCCTTGGTTTTATGATGACTAGTTTACATAATTTTGCTACAAAATATAAACTACCTGTAGTAGCATTCGTACAGCTTAATCGTGACGGCATAACCAAAGAAAGTACAGATACAGCATCAGGGTCTGACAGAATAATATGGCTTTGTAGTAATTTTTCTATCTTTAAGAGAAAATCAGATGAGGAAATTGCAGAAGATGGACCATCAGCAGGCAATAGGAAACTAGTACCATTGGTTAGTAGGCATGGTGGAGGATTAGACGATAACGATTATATAAATTGCCATATGAAAGGCTGGTGTGCTAAAATTATGGAAGGACAAACTAAGTTAGAATTATCTAATAATAGCGCAAAGAATCGCAATACATTTCAGGTTATAACAAATACAGAAGATGAAGATGAACAAAACGAAGACATCCCGTTCATATAGTCAATCACAAATGAAGGCTATGTGCGACGAACTTTGCGACAACATAGACCTACTTTGCGAAACATTTGATTTGAACTGCAAATATACTAATAAAATGCTCACCATGGCATGTCCTATTCATGGTGGAGATAATGAATCAGCATTAAACTTATACCATGTGGGAGATTCTTATCGTGGCAACTGGGTTTGCAGAACACATCATTGCGAAAAAATCTTCCAGCCTTCTATTTTAGGCTTTTTAAGAGGCATTTTATCTGTAAAATATAATAACTGGACAAAAAATGGAGATCAAATTTATAGCTTTGATTCAACAATAGATATGGCTTTACAAATACTTAAAAAAGATATTAAAGATATAAAGATTAATCATAGTAATACAGAAAAGAGATCTTTTGTTAAAAATATACAAACGATAGTACAGTCTCCTAATCAAAATACTCAATCTCCATCAAGATCGACGGTAAGAAAATCTCTTGAGATACCAGCAAAATATTATATAGATAGGGGATTCTCCAAAAATATACTAGATAAATATGATATTGGACTTTGTAGTAATAGTAATAAAGAAATGTTTAATAGGGTAGTCGTACCAATTTATGATAAAGACTACACATATATGGTAGGATGTAGTGGCAGAAGTATCTATGATAAATGTCATAAATGCTCTTACTATCATGATTCTAATTTAGGATGTATATCAGAACAATACTCATGGAAATACTCAAAATGGAAACATAACAAGGACTTCAAAGCCAAAGATCACCTTTACAACCTATGGTTTGCCAAGGACTATATACTAAAGACCGGTATCGCTATTATGGTAGAAAGTCCGGGAAATGTTTGGAGATTAGAAGAGGCTGGTATTAAAAATTCTATAGCTATTTTTGGAACATCTTTAAGCGATAGACAAAAAATGCTATTGGATTGTTCTGGAGCAATGTCTCTTTTAGTTTTATTAGATAACGATGATGCTGGAAGATTGGGTACTCAACAAATATATGATAAATGTTGTCGTACATATAATATAAAATCTATAAATATACCTACTAATGATGTAGCAGAAATGAGCGTAGAGCAGATACAGAATATTATTCTACCAGAAATGGATAAAATATATGCCTAATCCTATAATTGCACTAGCCGGAAGAAAACAGTCGGGTAAAACAACGTGTTCAGAATTTGTTCAAAGGCTTGGTAATGCAATATTAAAACCATTCAATACTACTAAAATCTATAACTTTGCTGACCCACTAAAACAAGATATATGTATTAATATTTTAGGCTTAACTCAAGACCAATGTTATGGTACAGACGATCAAAAAAATGAATTAGTTGATTGTTATTGGAATAATAAACAACTTTCCGCTAGAGAAGTTATGCAGTTGGTTGGCACGAATATGTTCAGATCTATGCAACAAAATGTTTGGTCAGATGCTACTATAAGAAAAATCCAGAAAGACAAGTGTTCTCTAGCTATTATTGCTGACTGTAGATTTCCTAACGAAGTAGAAGCAATAAAAAACGCTGGTGGTTTTGTGATTAAACTAACCAGAAATCCTCATAACTCGGATCATGAAAGTGAAACAGCGCTTGATGAAAATAATTTTGATCATAAATTATTTGATATGATTCTAGATAATAGCTCAATTACTATAGAAAAACAAAATATGATTTTATTGCAATTTCTAAAACACAAAGGAATACTACCATTATAATAACATACTTTAGAAGCTCATCTTATAATACGCATTCTATGTGTGAGCAACAGTATTTTATTGAATATGTTCTAGGCAGAAGAGGACTATCCAATAAAAAAGCAGATAAGGGTACAATAGTACATAAAGTATTAGAAATTTTGGCCATTATGAAAAAAGCTCACCAAGATGAACTAAATCAAATAAATGATGATATCTTAGGAGTAATCGATTTAACATCTAGCGACATGAATGATGATAAATTTGTTTTATCTATTGTAAACAATGTATATGACTATTATACTTATCAATTTTCTCATCATACATGGCTTGAAAAAGATAGAAAAGACTGTATAGAATGGGTTAGTAAAACTCTTAGGTCGAACAATCGAATGTTCGATCCTAGAAAACGTAATATTTTCAGATCCGAACAGCATTTTGATCTTATGATAGATAAAGAATGGGCGAAGTATATTTATGATATCAATAATAAAAAGATAACCGGCAATTTAGCTATCAAAGGAACGATAGATCTTATAACACAAATAGATAATGAGACTTTAGAAATTATAGACTGGAAAACAGGCAAAAGACTTAATTGGGCAACAGGAGAAGAGAAAACCCAAGCAAAACTAGAAGAAGATCCACAATTGAAACTATATCATTATGCTGCCCATAGACTTTTCCCACAATTCAAGCATATTATTGTAACGATTAATTTTATCAATGATGGAGGACCATTTTCTATATGTTTTGACAATAATGACAATATAGCTAAAACAGAGTTTATGTTAAAAGAAAAATTTATACACATACAGAAAACACAAAAACCTAAGCTAAAAAAATCTTGGATGTGTAGCAAACTGTGTCATTTTGGTAAAAATACTTTCGAAAATGATAAAAATGTTTTACCCATTATAGAATACAGAGACCACCAAGTAACTCCGAAAGATAAGTTTATGACACAGTGCGAACAAATAAAGCACGATATAGATTTGCACGGAATGAAAGAAGTTGTTGACAAGTACCAAATACCTGGGTATAGTATTGGTACATACAAAGCCCCGGGAGAAGTCTGATGTACGTTCCCCTACATTTACACACTCATTATAGTTTACTTGATGGCTTATCAAAACCAGAACAGGTGGCAAGGAGATGTAAAAGATTAGGTATTACAAGTTGTGCTATAACCGATCACGGCACAATCTCTGGCAATATTAGTTTTTACAAAACAATGAAAAAGAATAATATTAAGCCAATTATGGGATGTGAATTATATATTAGTAATAGTGATGCCAAGATCAAAGATAAATCAAATAGTGAATTATCTCATATGGTAGTTTTAGCTAAAAATTTTAGCGGTTGGCAAAAGCTTATCAAACTAGTATCCGTATCAAATAGTTCTGATTATTTTTATTATAAGCCAAGACTTGATCTGGAATTGATAAATAATATTCTAGGATCAGAAAAAAATGATTTGATATGTATCACTGGACATCCGGGTTCAACATTAGGAGACATAGTCTATAATTTTGATCTAGGAAAAGTAAACGAAAATTGGGAAACTAAAAGTCTAGAGCATATAAATAAATTGTATGATATCTTTGGTCAAAACAATGTTTTTGTTGAAATCCAACTTATGGATACTAACAATCAGCAACAACAATTAATAGGAAACAGTCTTAGACAATTATCCAAAGATTATAATCTACCAAGAGTTGCTACTATTGATGCGCATTATTGCGAAGCCTCCGACGCTGTTGATCAAAGAGTACTTTTGTGTAGTTCTTTGAAATTAACTTTACCAGATATATCGAATAAGATCATTAATAATGAAAAGATTCCATTATCTAGTTTTTTTACATCAGATAAATACTATATACTATCTGATGAAGAAATGCAAGTCATACACGATAGCGTTGAATTAGAAAATACTCTATATATAGATAGTTTATGTGAAGAGTATGATGTACTATCTGGACCTCAATTACCAACATTTGATTGTCCTGATTCACAAAAACCAATCGAATACCTTAGAAATCTTTGTAGAAAAGGTTGGTTAGATAAAATACAAAATAAGATTCCAAAAGAAAAACAGAACATATATGTAGATAGAGTAAAAAAAGAATTAGATATTCTTGAATCAACAAATTTAGCTAGTTACTTTCTTATAATTAGAGATATAGTATCCTATGTAAGAAGTAAGGGATGTTTACCTGGACCGGGACGAGGCTCTGCTGCCGGATGTTTAGTTTCTTACCTAATAGGTATAACCGGTATAGATCCTATTAAATATGATTTGATCTTCGAAAGATTCTATAATACTGGTCGTAATACCGAAACTCATATATCTATGCCTGATATAGATGTAGACGTACCAATAGAACATAGAGAAGATATTATAAACTACATAAAAAATAAGTATGGTTTTAATAAAGTTTCTCAAATGATTACATTCAATACTTTAAAGGGTCGTGGTGCTCTAAAAGAAGTATTAAGAATATATGGAAATATATCATTCGAAGAAATGAATCGTATTACAAAACATATTCCGGACGAAGCTAAAATAGCGGATGAGTTACAAGAAATGAAAGATGAAGATGGAGAAGCGTCTATTATTAGGTGGGCTCTAGAAAACAATGGAGCAAAACTCAAAGAATGGTGCTATGTGGGAGAGGACAATGAGTTATACGGGCCGCTGGCGAAGCGTTTTGAGCAGGCTATTAGACTCGAGGGCTCGAAGTACAATCAATCTAAACACGCTGCTGGCATAGCGATCTCAAACCAATCCTTAAATACTATTTGTCCTATGATTTGGGACGCCAAAACAGAACAAAGTATTGCTGGCTTTGAAATGTCGGATTTAGAATCTATAGGAGTAATTAAATTTGATATTCTAGGAATAGCACTATTAGATAAAATTATGTGTGTGAGAGATATTCTTAAAAACAAAAGGATAAAAGATGCTGTTTGAAAAAATTATTGCTGGACAGAGATTCGTATATAACCAAGAAGAATACTTAAAAATACCAGAGATTAAAAAATCATGCTGTAAAATAGAAGCTAATGCTATAAGATTAAGAGATAATAAAGAAATACTTTTCGAATACAAATCCCAAGTGGAGGTAGTAACGAATGATTAATAACAAAATTTGCGTTTTCGATTTTGAGACTGATGGAAAAAATCCGGAAGAATGTAGTCCTGTGCAATTATCTGCTGTGATTATAGACCCAATCAGACTAGAAATTATTCCCAAATCAGAATTCAATACTTTTTTGAAGCCTGAAAAATTAATGGATGCTACAGTAGAGAATCCATACACTGATTCGGATATTTTGGAATGGCATGGAAAAATTCGTAATTTGTCGTCTGATCAGATTTTATCTGAGTGGAAAACATATCCGGAACAAAAATATGCATGGGCTCAGTTTGTTAGTTATTTAGATAAATATCACCTAAAGTCTAATGGCGGAAAAAAATCTCAGTTTACAGCCCCAATTGCGGCAGGATATAACATATTGCGTTTTGATATGTCTATTGTTAATAGACTCAGTAATAAGTATAATAATACTAATAAAGAGAAAGAAACCTGTTTATTTCATCCAAGAGACAAAATAGATATTATGCATCTTTTTGGCATATGGATGAGCTATATATCCGATGTTAAGGGATTATCATTAGATAGTATGAGAGACTATCTTGGTATAGATAAAACAAATGCCCATAATGCATCTAAGGATGTGGAAGATTGTGCCAATATTCTTATCAGATTTCTAAGACTACATAAAAAATTAAGTCAAAAAATAAAATTTAAGGATGCTTTTAAAGTATGAAAATGATAACATTTGAAGACTGCAATTGTAAGTTTTGTCTTAACGACGAAGCCACAATTGATTTGGATATTGATATAGAAAATATAGATCTTAATTGTCGCAGAACATGGAATCTGATTTCGGAAGGAAATACAAAAGGATGTTTTCAGTTGGAGTCTAGACTTGGTCAAAGTATGTCTAAAAAATTAAAGCCGGATAATATAGAACAACTGTCCGCATTGATTAGTATTATGAGACCAGGATGTCTGGAAGCCTATAGAGATGGTAAGTCTGTTAGTAATCACTATATAGACAAAAAAAATAAGAATGAAGAAATCGACTTCTTTCATCCTGCTCTAGAAAGTATTTTGAGTACCACTTATGGAGAAATGGTCTATCAAGAACAGGCTATGCAAATTTGTCAAAAAATAGCAAACTTTGATTTGACCGAAGCTGATCAGTTAAGAAAAGCTATTGGTAAGAAAAAACCAGAAGAAATGGTTAAAATTAAAAAGTTATTTTTACATAAATCAGAGGCAGCAAATATATTATCAAAAACAGAATCCGAAGAGTTGTTTGGATGGATAGAGAAAAGCCAAAGATATTCTTTTAATAAGAGTCATGCTGTAAGTTACGCATACAACGCCTATCTATCTGCATATACTAAAGCTCATTTTCCTATTGAATTTTTTGCTTCTTATCTTAAATTTGCGAAGGATAAAATAGATCCATTAAAAGAAATACAAGAGCTTATTAGTAATGCTAATGAAATGAATATTAGTATACATTTACCATCGATATTAAAGCCTAAAAAAGAATTTTTTATTGATCATGATAATAGTATATGGTTTGGCTTAACTAATATCAAAGGATTAGGAGATTCTGTTTATGAAAAGTTAAATGAAATATTGTCTAATTATGATATTAAAGATAAAACTTTTCTATATGTATATTGTAATATTCTAAGAAATATTAATTCTACAGCATGTAAAGGATTAATATGTTCCGGAGCGATACCTAATGGGAATGTATCCAGAACTAGAATGCTATTCTATTATGAGATACTAAATAATTTAACTGATAGAGAATGTGAATTTATATCGAAAATTTCTGAGAATACAGAATTAGAAAAAATATTGCACATATTATTGGAATCTACTAACATTAAATTAACAGCAAAAAGAAAACAAACAATTCTATCATTAATTAATACTATCAAAAAGCCACCATATAGTTTGGAAGATAGTCCCGAATGGCTGTCTAATAATGAGAAATTCTATTTAGGAGCTTCTATCACTTGCCATAAAATAGACGGATGTGATATTTATTCGGCCAATGTTGAGTGTAAAGACTTAGCTCACGGAACTAAAACGAAAATTCCAATTCTTGGCGCAGAGATTTCTGATATTAATGTTATAAGGACTAAAAGAGGAGTTAATCCTGGTCAAGAAATGGCGTTTATTAAGGTTACGGATTCCACAGGTTCGGCCGATTTGGTTATATTTCCAGAGGAATACCTAAAATATAAAGAATTATTAATAGATGGTAACACATTATTAATTAAACTAGATAAATCTAAAGATAAAGAAACTTTCATTATTAAGCAGTGTTGGCAAGTTTAACTTGACACAACCAACGGATACTGTATCATAAAGGCGTGGTTCGAAAACTTAACTTTTTTGAAATTAGAGGAGATCTTATGAATTTAGTAATTTTGAGAGGTAATTTGGCTAGAGATCCAGAACTAAGGCACGTTAATCCTTCTGGAAAAGAAACGGCTGTTGTTAATTTTACAATAGCAGTATCTAGAGAATTTACCAAAAATAATGGAGAAACCGATAAGGTTACAACCTTTGTAAACTG